AGACTATATTTTATCACATTTTGTAGCAAATGTCAAGCCCTATTTTGTACTCTTAGTGCCGCTGCACTTCCAGCGCTTACGGCTTAGGCGTAGCGGACTATTAGGGTCTTTGGCTGCTTTGGGGTGGCTCTTCATTTGACCGGCGCTACGGGCGCAGTAGGCGTCGCCTTTGGACGTACCTGGGCGCACACGCGGCCCGCCGCCTTTGGCCTGCCCCGCCTGCCCGTACGACACTTTCTTGCCGCTAGACGTAATCTTTACTTTTGCCTTACCCTTAGCGGGTGTCCGTTTATTTGGCATTGCGCTTCCCCTTTGGTTTGTATCCAGACGCATATGCAGCAGCGGCTTGCTTTTCTGCTTCTTTGCGCGTCTTATACACCTTACCGCTACTGCCCCATTTGTAACCACCTTGTACTTTACGAATTGGCATTGCGCTTCCTCCTACGGCCAGAAGCCGTTACGGCGTGCTTAATGGGCTTGCTGCTGGTCTTGCGCTTGGTAGACGAGCGCTTCTCAGCAGGCGTCATTTTGTCTGCCACGGCCTTTGGGCGGCATGACGGATACGGACGCTTGTTCTTATCCTTACCAGAACGGCCACACTTCTTGCCGGTCTTAAGGTCACGCCAGTCTTCCTTGAACCACTTAGTCAGACCGCCCTTGGGCTTATCAGGCATAGGTGCCTCCGCGTTTCTTATACTCTTTGGTTAGCCAGCCGCTAGCGTACGCAGAGGGCCATACGTCAAACTTACGCTTAGCCTCTGCCTTAACCTTAGCGTACAGCGCTTTGTTCTTAGGCGTTGGGCTAGACTTTTTAGTAGCCACGGCGCTTGCTTTTCATGGGCTTAGAGCGTGCAGCAGAGCGCTTAAGGCACTTGCCAGCTTTCTTGCACTTAGCGGGGGACGGGCAGGATGCACAGGGTTTCATAATCAACTCCTAGTTACGGGTAAGTGGTGATGCCATATAGGGCCGGGAAGACAGGCGCAATGGGCTTCCAAATGCCCTGTGCTGCGTCCCAAGCCAATACGTCGCCATCATTGGGCGTAGCTGCCGATACGTTGCACAGCTCGTCAATGCGGCTAGTTGTAGTGGGTCGTACAAAGACTGTGCCTTGCGTTTGGTGCGAGCGCGTAACGGCAGCAACAAGCACGGAGCATGCAGGCTTAGCGGGCTCTACGTTAGTGAGCGCTCCGGCTGTAGTAGCTGATAGCCATAGAAGATCGCCTTCCGTAAACGCCAGCGTGTCAAGCTCCCGCACCTTACCAAAAGACGTAACGTACCCAAACTCGTTATTAGCAAAGTCTTGCGTAGCAACGCCAATAACCCACTCTTGACGAAAGCCCGGAACAGTTACATCAGCTTTTTGAATAAGTAAGTGATTGCCCTGTGCGCCAGCAAACATAACAACTTCACCGTTGCTAATGGCTTCAGAGGCTTTGGCATAAAACAACTCTTCTTGCCCAAGCTGCAGCGTCACTTCATCGTTAAGCGGAAAGTCAATAGTGCCGTCTACGCTGTTCCAAGACGTGGGACCGCCAGAGCCTGGGACATAAAGTGACGTAGCTTCGCCTGTTACGCTGCCCTGCGACTGCCCTAATATGTACGTATTGCCCTGAGACTCCACAGAAAGCCCGCTGAGCGGTCCTACGTCTACTTCGCTACCGTCCGTAAGGGTAAAGACTAACGAGCCGTCAGCGGCAACGTAGGCGCTCTCAACGCCATTGCCGTCTTGGCCGTCAGCGCCAGCCTCTCCGGCAGGGCCTTGAGGACCTTGTGGGCCTTGTGGGCCTTGCGGTCCAACAGCGCCGTCTTTGCCGTTGCGTCCGTCTTTACCGGCAGGCCCTTGAGGACCTTGTGGTCCAGACGGCCCAGAAGGGCCTTGCGTCCCAGGCGCTCCAGCAGGGCCTTGCGGCCCCGTGAAGCCCTGCATTTTCTTTACAAGAGCAAGTAACGCTAGATCAGATGCCATGGCTTACTGCTCCTGTTGCGGCGCTTGCGGCGCTGGAGCGCCTCCCATTTCGGTTAGCTGGCGAATCAGCTCCGCCTCTGCTTTAGCCTTAGCCATTTCGGCTTCGCTGTTTTGCTTGCCCCGAAGCTCTTGCTCTTTTAGCAGCAGCTCTGCCATCTTCACGCGGCGCTCAAAGTCTTTGTCTGCAACGCCGTCGTTGTTCTGGTCGCTGTACTTAAGCGTAAGCTCCGTGGGCGCAAGCTGCGTTTCCGTGTTGTACTTGTTAGCGCGAGATTGGGACTCAGCGGCCTGTGCTTGCAGAAGCTGCACCTGACCCTGCAACACAGCCATCTGCGCTTGCTGCTGCGCCATAGCCATCTGCTGCGCTTCCGGGTTGGGCTGATTGCCGGCATCAATGGCAGCAAGCAACTCGTCACGGTTGGTGACGTTAAGGTGGTCAATGATGCCCTTAATAACCGCGCCGTGCGCAGGCGACTCAGGCGGCACCATCTGCAGGATTTGTGCAAGCTGCGCCACTTCGTACTCGCGGGCCATGGCGCCAAGGGAGCTGAACGCCACAAATTGGTAGTCGCGGACCGGATAGTTTTCCGGGTCAAACTGCATGTAGCGGTGTGCTGCTTTGCGCACAAACGGGATTAGGAAGTTTTCTTGGAAGTTCACCAGCGTACGCTTTTGGCGCTTAACAATAGCGCCTTGCGTCATGGACATACCGGCTGCGGTGACATCGTTCTGCACCATACCGGCGTTGGCCTCAGCGGCGCCCGTAGCTTGGCTAACCATTTGCTGTAGCTGTGCGCCTTGCGCAAAGGTTACTTGGTCAAGCTGCCCAAACTTAAAGGGCATGATGGAATCAGACGGGGAGCCGTTGGTTAGCAGCATGCGGCCAGGGCGTACTTCAAGCTTATGGCCTCGCGGGATACGCGTTGCGTCCACGGCCATCATGGGATGCGTAGTAAGGGCGAGGGCGTCGATGCGTGCCCTTAGCTCCGCGTCCAAGGCTTTTTGTGACATATAGGCTTTTTCGCATACACCACGTCCCCAAAATACACTCGGTACAATATCCCACTGGAACGCCACGATGGGACGATCTTGGCACATGTAAGGTGACGGGATGGCCTTAAGCAGCTCACCTTCGTTGGCAATTACAATAATGGCTTCAACGTATGCGCCTTGCTCTGCAATCTCGTCTTCAGACACACCTTCAGATAGCAGCAGGTCACGGGGTACTTTGCCGTAATACTTAAGGAGGCGCACACGGTCGGTGGGACGGCTGTCGATTTCGGGATCTGGCTCAATCTCTTCGTCCGCTGCAGCGCTGCCAACGTACACATCATCCCGATACACACCAGACTCTTGCAGCTCTTCGACAACGTGGCGCGATACATACTCATCAATGGCACAACCCATGGCACTATTGACACAGGTAGCGTTCGGATCGATAAGGAAGTTGCGGGGCTGCACCGGATTAATCTTGACAATGGGCCGATACACTTCGTTAACGCCCACTTCCTGCATGTCGCCTTCCATCAGCGGACGCGTAGCGGGCTTGTACTCTTTCATTTCTTCTACAACCACTTCGCCAATGCCGGTGCCAAACACGGCAGCATTGACAAGCACTTCGGCCACAGAAGAACGAATACGTGCAGCAGCAAAGTCTTCGTGGAGCTTGCGCTTAAGATACGCAATATCTGCCGGCTCTTGGTCGTTAAGGTCGTCTTTGATGTCGAAGAGCTTTCCACGACCAAACGTCGCCTCTTCGACTTCCGCAACGCAAGACTCAACGGCTTGGGCCGTAGCGGGGGCAATAAGCTTCGACCGCTCAGAGTCACGCATTACATCTTCTGGTGCCCAGATGCCACGGTAGATGCGCATGTACTCTTCGTGCTTAGCGCTGTAGTTGCTTTCGTAATGGTCACGCCATTTGTTGCAGCGGCTTAGCACCCATTCAGCCAAGTCTTGGTCTGGGCCAAATTGTGCTTCTTGTAAGAACACGTTGTCACTCATAGTGGTTCCCTTATGTTAAACGCAGCGGCCCGGACTAATAGCCAGCAACGGCATCAAATGGTTCATATTCGTCTTCAAGGTCTAGGTCGGCCATATAAGGCACAATAGCCATTTGGTCTACGTAGCTTAAAGCGTCAAGCAAATCGTCATGCACTAGCTGTGACGGAAACGCAGAGGCTTCGTCTACTAGCGCCGTGTTCCATGCGCCATGCTTGAAGCGGATTCGTTTATGCTCCAAGCGGCCTTGCAGTGCCCATAAGATTCTGTCTTGCTTTTTCTTGTTGCCGTGGCTCAGTAGCTCCACACGGAACACACGAGCAGTGCGGCGCATAAGGTCGCTGAGCGGCTGCATTACGGCCTGCTGAGCAATACCTTTCTCAATACCCACAGATGGTGGGCGGTATTCTTCTACAGCTCTGAAAATACGCTCTGCCGTTTCGTCTAGCGCCCAGCGTCCATACTGAATGTCTTCAACCCACCAAATACCATTCTCGTCTACAAACACGATAGCAATGGCACTATTGTCTCTGCGCTTCGTTTTGTTGCCTCTATCGCTCTCAAAGCCAGCCAAGTCAACCGCAATGTAATAATCTCCTGGCAGCTCTTTGGGCTTTTCGTCATAGTACATAAACTCGTCTGCATCAAAGAACTCCGAGCCTTGCGCGTCAAAGCTAGCCATATACTCTTGGTTGAAAGCCCAGCGGGGCAGCGTAGCCTCCGCATGGTCAATCTCTTTGCTGTCTAGGAACGGATTGTCACGTGACGTAAACTGCCACGCTTGCCAATCGTCCCAGGCCCCGGAGTAGCCTCCCATCCACATATCGTAGAAATGGTTCCGGCCTTCAGGCGTTCCGATGAATAGCGCTTTGCCTTTGAGGTCTGACAGCGCTGGACGCAGGATAGCTTCCCATACGTCTTGCTTCATAAACGCCAACTCGTCCATGACCAAATACTTCAAGGACACACCCCGCAGGGTGTCGGGGCGGTCAGCACCCTTTAAGTATATGGTGTTGCCGCCAGCGAGCGTAATGGTTAGGTTGTTGATGTTACTGTTCTCGACAATCTCTCCAGCTAATTCAAATATCTTTTCCCACAGGATGTCACGCGCCATGCCCTGCGTTGGTGCAACGTAAAACACTTTCCCTGGCTGGCCGTTAAGGGCCGCTACGATTAGCGACACAGCAGCTAGATGCGACTTACCGCAGCGACGGCCAGCAGCGACAACCTTAAAGCGGCTAGCATTCTCATACACTTCTTGCTGCCACGGGATTAGCGATAGGTTTACGTTAGCCATACGGCTGTTACGCTTCCTGTTCCGCGCCGTACTTACGCATTACGGAGGCGTTGCGTTCCATGCGCTGCACTACGCCGTCGTTAGGGTCTTTCTTTTTACGCTTCTTATACTCAGCGTGATCAAGATACTCTTCCGCTGCCGCTGCGTATTCGCCTTTAGACAACAGCTTAGCGGTCTTAGGGCCTAGGTCGCCACGGTACACAGCAGACAGCACAGCATTCTTTAGCTCTTGCGGCAAGTTCGTATAGCCTTTAACCTTACGCGCCGCTCGTGCCTCATACTTAGGAAAGATTTCCGTAAAGAAGTTTTTGCCTTTGTTCTCTTCCGTAGCGCCTACACCTTCCGTAGACACACCAACATCATCTTTATACTCTTCAGGCACAAAGCCTTCTTCTTCGATAAGATGAATCATACCAGGGTCTAGTGGACCTTTGTAGCCATAGTGCTGAGCTGCTTCGTTGACGCGCTTTGCTAATACACTATTCATCTTCTGATTCCTCTTGAGGCTCATACGGTTCGTATATGCCTTCTTCTTCGCCCGCATCTCCGCTAACCGTAACGCTTCCGCCCGCCGGAGTTCCAATTCCGCTGATATTGATAGACACTTGTGCCTGCTGCTTACCGTCTGACGTAAAGCCCGCCACAGGCATAAGCCTATCCGCGAGAAGCTTAAGCGCAACTGCTTGCTGTTTATGCTCATCATCAAAAGCAATCTCAAACATCTTCTCAATTAACGCAGGTGACTTGGGGTTTAGTAACAATCGTGCCCTAAAGTCCTTTAATGCTGCCGCCTGCTGTCTTTTACTCAAATCCTTAGTTGATTGTAGTGCCGCTTTAGACGGGCGACCGCGTTTCGTTACGGGCTTATCTGCCATGCAGGGCTCCAGTGTCACGTAATGGGCGTTACGGCCCATACACACAAAAAAATAACTACGTAATGTAGCTTAATGTACCGTAATGCTACCTATACAGTCAGTCAGAGGTTGTCGGCTGTATTCGTAAGGCCCTTCGGCTGTGCTTTTTTATTCAGCAGTTGTCGTTAGGCTGTAGCCGCTGCCGTCTGAGTCCTGTATAGCTAATGAATGCTATATATTTTATCATACTTTTAGGCAAAAGTCAATAGCTGCAGCGTAATGAAGCGTAAATGGGTAGCATTACGGCCCATGCAGAGCGCTACGGCCCATGCAGTTTTCCATATTGTTCACTTTTTGTACACTTTGTA